CCAGACACGGAGACGGAGTTTTAACATGGCAAAGAGAGTTTCTGAATATAGAATTACAGATAAAAACACGGATCCTCATGTTTTAGAGGAGGCACTTTTCTTTTTTCAAGAAAAAGGTAAAAAGAAAATATATCCTTACGCAAAAGGTCAGCTTTGTTTCTCACACAGAGGCTGCTACTGGCTGGTTTCTCCAGAAACTATGCGGTACGCTCCAAGGCACAGAGCAAACGAAAAGTGGTATGTCAGACAATCCCTTGAGGATATTTGGGAAGGTATAAACGGTTGGTTAGACTATAGAGACTCGAAGAGAAAAGAGAGGGATGAGGGTGAGTGAATATGTCTACTGCGACATTGAGACAGACGGGCTAGACGCCAGTGTCATCTGGTGTGCAGTCTGCCGGTACAACAACGTCAACACGGTGATATGCAATGAGAGAGACTTTAAGGACTACATGGCAAACCTGCCGGAGGCTACTTGGGTATTTCACAACGGAATTGGCTTTGACGTTCCAGTACTTAATCGTCTTTGGGGTGTGGCCTTTGATAAAGGGTCTGTTGTGGATACTCTCGTTATGTCTCGCCTTAGCGATCCTAGCCGATCTGGTGGACACTCCCTGCGAAACTGGGGAAACACCCTCGGGTTTGCGAAGGGAGACCACAGCGATTGGTCACAGCTAACACCAGAGATGATCGACTACTGCATCAGAGACACAGAACTTACTCAGGCTGTACACGAGGCACTGCTGGTAGAGCTAGAGGGTTTCTCTGATGAGTCGATTAAGCTGGAGCACGATGTACAGTGGGTCATTCAGCAACAAGAGCGTAACGGATGGTTACTAGATCAGCGACTAGCGTTTAGTCTCTGCGGTACGTTTAAGGAGAAGATGAATGATATTGAGACCAAGTTGCAGGAAGTATTCCCGCCTATTGTTGAAGAAAGGTTGTCGAAGAAAACAGGCAAGCGCCTTAAAGATAAGGTTACGGTATTCAATCCCGGTAGTAGACAACAAGTGGCAGAAAGACTTGAAGCTAAAGGTGCGGTATGGTCGGAACTCACCCCGAGCGGTAGGCCACAGGTGGACGAGAGGACGCTTGAGGAGAACAAACATATACCGGAAGCTGTTCTCGTCCTTGAGTACTTGTTACTCCAAAAGCGATACGCACAGGTTAGCTCGTGGATAGAACACGTAGAGGAAGACGGTAGAGTACACGGCAGGGTTACAACTAACGGTGCTATCACAGGACGTATGACACACCAGACGCCTAACATGGCACAGGTTCCTGCCGGTTACTCACAGTACGGCGAGGAGTGTCGCCAGTGTTGGACTGTGCCCACGGGCAAAAAGCTAGTTGGCTTCGATGCTTCAGGTCTGGAGTTGCGTATGCTGGCACACTATATGGACGATGAGGAGTTTACCAATGTCTTACTTACGGAAGACGTACACACAAGAAACCAAATGGCTGCGGGATTGGACACAAGACCTCAAGCAAAGACTTTCATCTATGCTTTCCTCTACGGAGCAGGAGACGCAAAGATCGGAAGTATCGTCGGAGGAACTGCTACACATGGCAGGAAACTTAAGCAACGCTTTCTATCAAACACACCTGCTCTTGAAAGCCTACGAGAACGAGTTGGAGTCGCTTCTCAGCGGGGTCACCTTGTCGGACTCGACGGTAGAAAACTCTGGGTCAGGTCAGAGCATAGTGCACTAAACACGCTACTACAGGCTGCCGGTGCAATCGTGATGAAGAAAGCACTCGTGCTTCTAGACGACTACGCTAGGCAGTGGAACATTGACTACAAGTTTGTGGGGAACATACACGATGAAGTGCAAACGGAGGTTGCCGCAGAACAGGCAGAGAAGTTCGGCTACTTGGCTGTGGAGTGTCTCAAGGCAGCAGGAATCTACTACAAACTCCGATGTCCTCTTGACGGAGAGTACAAGGTCGGAACAACATGGGCGGAGACACACTGATGGAGCAGATGTGTTTTTTCGAACACGATGATTTAGGAGCAGGACACGGCAAGACTTGCTCTAAGTGCGAGCAGTACTTACCACTAGAGGCGTACAACATGGCGTCTGGTGGCAACTATCTAAGAGCCGAGTGCCGTAAGTGTAACAACGAGATGCAAAAGGTTCGAAAGAGGCTCAGAGAGAAACACGGGATGCCACAAGAGGGTTATCATTGCCCTATTTGTAAAGGATCAGAGGAGGACGTAAAAGGCACAGGAAACACAAAAAACGGTTCGTGGGTACTAGATCACGACCACGAAAATGAATCCTTCAGAGGATGGCTGTGCCACAAATGTAACAGAGCGCTAGGAGGGTTCAACGACAGCGTAGAAGTACTACAGGCCGCAATAACTTACTTAAACGGACAAAGCCATGAAATCAATATATAATCTAGTAGACGACATATACAAGGTAGTCTCTTCAAAAGACGTACCAGAGGGTGTTGATCTAGAAGCAGAGATAGACCGCTTCGGTGAAAGCTGTAAGCGACTGATGACTAACCTGTTCACAGAAGAACGTGACGGACGGAAGCTACGTATGTCCAACATCGGACGTAACGACAGGTTCCTCTGGAACGTAGTTAACAACCCGGACGTACAAGAGGAGATGACACCTAACACCTACGTCAAGTTCATGTACGGACACTTGATCGAAGAGATGCTTCTGTTCCTCACTAGGCTCTCTGGACACGAGGTTACTGATGAGCAGAAGAAGTGTGAAGTCAACGGAATCAAAGGTTCTATGGACTGCAAGATTGACGGTGTAGTTACTGACATCAAGAGCACTTCTACTTATGGCTTCAAGAAGTTTAAGGACGGGACACTGGCCTACGATGACCCCTTTGGTTACGTAGGACAGATCAAGGGTTACGCTCACGCCGAAGGTGAAACAAAGTTCGGGTGGCTAGCAATGGACAAACAGAACGGACACCTAACGTACCTGCTGTACGACTCAGAGGACACACAGGCACCTGTTCACGACTTAATCGGCTACGACATAGGAGAACGAATTGACCACATAAAAAAGCTAGTGGAGCAGCCTCACCCACCAAGCGTGTGCTACGAGCCTATCGACGATGGAAAGAGTGGAAACCAGAAACTCGCCGTAGGTTGCTCCTACTGTACTTACAAAACGGTATGCTGGCCTTCCGTAAGAGCCTTCGCGTACTCATCAGGGCCAAGATATTTAGTAGAGGTATTCAATGAGCCGAAAGTCCCGGAAATCCCGCTTAGGGAACTTTAGGTCTGAGTTTGAACAGAACGTCAACGCACAACTACAGCGAGAGGGTTTTACCTATGAGTCAGAAAAGTTTAGTTACCAAGTACCTAGAGTTTACACGCCGGACTTCCTACATCCTAACGGAGTACTTGTGGAGTGCAAAGGCTTCTTTAGAGAAGGAGACACACAAAAGTATAAGGCGATTAAGGACTGCCTACCGAGTTTCAATGAGTTAGTGTTCGTGCTTATGAAACCTAACCAGAAAGTACGCAAGGGTGCTAAACTAACAATGGCAGAATGGTGTGACAAACACGCAATAAAGTGGTATACTATAGATACTTTGGAGGAGTTGATTGAGTATGCTAACGCTAGAGGAAATTAAAGAGAGGATTCTAAAGGTGTATGACCCTGATGACCTTCTGGAAGGACTCCAGATCACAGCAGAAGAACTACTGGATAGGTTTGAAGATAAGTTAATCAACCGACTAGATCAATTTGAAGAAGACTTAATGGAGGAAGAGCATGAATACTAAATCTGATCGTAACACTTCTTTCCCACGCTCAATAGACGAAGCAACACCAGAAGAGTGGGACATAGTCTCTAGGCCACATCACTATAACACAGGCAACGTGGAGTGCATTGAGGCGATACAGGAGTCTATGGATAAGCCAGAGTTCAAGGGCTATCTCAAAGGCAACATATTTAAGTACGTGTGGCGCTATGAGTACAAGAACGGCGTAGAGGATCTTCGGAAAGCAAAGTGGTACCTTGAGCGTCTGATAGAGGCTAACTTATGAAAGTAGTGGAGGGAAAATTCGGTAAAGACAAAGAGGAGCCGATAAGCGCATCAGAGTTTTTGTCTCTCTTCGCAGTAAAAGCGATGCAGTACGAGGAAGAAGGCAAAGAAATTGACTGCGCAGTTATTATGTACGACAGAGGTGAGATGTTTGAGATAGCGTCTAGCCGACCTTATCCAGAAGGAGTACACTTCCTTCTATCAAAAGCCACAGCAGTGATACTGAGTGAAGACTAGGAGAACTAATGGACGCATACCAACAATACATACACAAGTCTCGTTACGCTAGGTACTTACCTACGGAGCAGCGCCGTGAGACTTGGGAAGAAACAGTCAACCGATACGTCAACTACTGGGTAGATCGTGCTGACCTGAATGACTTCGAAGTGTCAGAGATATTCAAATCAATACATGACCTAGACGTCATGCCTTCGATGCGAGCATTGATGACAGCAGGTGAAGCACTCGACCGTGACAACGTAGCTGGATTCAATTGTAGTTACTTACCGATAGATCACCCTAAGGCGTTTGACGAAATGATGTACGTCCTGATGTGCGGCACAGGCGTAGGGTTCAGTGTCGAGCGTCAGTACATTTCAAAACTACCAGAGATTGCGGAGGAGTTCCATGACACAGACAGTTGTATACACGTTTCGGACTCGAAGATTGGCTGGGCCAAAGCCTATAGGGAACTTATTGCCATGCTCTATAGTGGTCAGCTTCCAAAGTGGGACGTCTCTGGAGTACGACCTGCAGGTGCCACCCTCAGAACCTTTGGCGGCAGAGCGTCTGGGCCTGAGCCTCTTGAGGATCTGTTCCGATTTACCGTTGAAGTCTTTCGGGGCGCTGCTGGACGAAGGCTTAGTTCCATCGAATGT